TCTTCTCCGACTACCTCGAAGAGACCAGCTTCACCACCAAGGCCATGCTATGGGGCACGGAGCAGGAAGACGCGGCTCGGAGACTGGCATCAGACATCCTCGGCTATGACATTGAGGAAGTCAGCCTCTGCGCCCACGACGCCATACCCCACTTCGCGGCCTCACCAGACGGCATGATTCGCAACATCGACGGTGACGGGCACCTTGGTGTGCTCGAAATCAAGTGCCCCAATGTCGGCACGTTCATGCGATACAGGCACCTCATACACTCCGCCGAAGACCTCAAGACCGTCAAGCCTGAATACTATTGGCAGATGATGGCAGAGATGGACTGCACGGGTGCCGTTGGCGGCCTGTTCGTCACCTACTGCCCTTGGCTCTCCAAGCCTTTCCATTACGCGCGCATAGGGCGAGTGGAAGACGACATCAATCTTATGGAAGAGCGTGTCGCGCTCGCCAACGAGTTCATAGAAAATATAATCAATAAGTAAAATTAAATTACAAAAAGGAATGGAAATTCAAGGGAGAATTATCGCCGTCTTGCCACAACGAAGTGGCACAAGCAAAAGTTCAGGCAAGGCGTGGAGTTGCGCCTCTTATGTCTTGGAGACACAGGAGATGCATCCGAAGCACTTGGCTTTCGATGTCTTAAACGGCAAAATCACGCAGTTCAACATCCAGCAAGGCGAGTACGTGAAAGTCAGTTTCGACATAGACGCGCATGAGTTCAATGGCAAATGGTATAATGGTGTCCGCGCCTGGGACGTGCAACGTTTCGACGGCGGGCAGGCACAGCAACCACAAGCCGCGTTCGCACAACCAGCGCAACAGCCGCAGCAGTCAGCAGCCGCACAGCAACAGGCTTCTATCCCATCGGCTGACCCCAACCTGCCCTTTTGATTTGAGGTGGCGGTTGGAGTTGCTCGAAAGGGCATTCAGCACCACAGCTTTGGTTGTGCGCAAGTTGAATGATTCAGGCTATTTGCAAGCGTTTCCTGAAACCAAAGGTACATTAATTAAATTTGACGATGAATGTCCCAGATAAAATATTTCAATCTCATTCGTGGCTCGACATAAATATATTCATGTTCGTAAAGCGGAATACAAAAGATGATGGTATCAAAGTAAGCCTTCAACGGATAGCTGATGAGTTCGGAGTGACCAGAGGCAAGGTTTATTACGCTTTACAGAAAATGTATAAAGAAAATCTACTTTCAAACACTTCTCAAACAGTTTGCAAACAGCTTACAAACAACACTACATCTGATACTCAGGCAGTTAAAGCTAATATTCAAACAGCCAGCAAACAGTTTGCAAACAGTTTGCAAACACTTGGCGAGAGAAAGCACGCCTTCGGCGAGAAGCTAATCCCGTTTGTAGAGCAATACGGCAAAAAGATGATTCGTGAGTTCTACGACTACTGGACTGAGGCTAACGAGAACGGACGGAAAATGCGGTTTGAAAAAGAAAATACCTTTGAGGTTCAAAAAAGGCTTGCAAGATGGTATAAGACAAACTTGGAGAAAAAAAAGAATAACGAATCCTCATCCAACCTGCCTATTGGGATGAACCTGCAAAACAGCAAGGACAAGGATTACACGGAAGGACTGGAAAGATGGAACAGGTAAAAGATAGCGGACATTACTTCAAAAAGCTCGCGTCCCTCATGCGAGGCACGGGGGGCTATCCGCAAGACATGAACACGGTGCGAATAAGTATCCCCAACGCCGAGCGACGCTTGAGAGGGGGATTGAGATACGTCGTCAACATGAAGTCAGGCCGCGAAGCGGTATGGAATGAGCACAACTACCGTCCCATCGTCGATTGGATGTCCGATAACCATGGCAAGGGGCTTTTGATGCTCGGCGGCTGTGGTCTTGGGAAGTCACTGATAGGCATGTATATCCTGCCTCTGCTTATCAACGACGTGCACAAGAAGATAGTCAATATCTATAACGCGCAGGAGCTCAATCAGAAGATAGACGAGATTCTCAGGTTGCATATCATCTACATAGATGACATAGGCACGGAGGATAACCTCAACTCCTATGGCAACAAGCGCATGCCTTTCGCGGAACTTTGCGACGCGGCTGAAAAGAAAGGCAAGCTGCTTATACTTTCAACTAACCTCACCGTCAAGGAGATGACGCTGAGATATGGAGAACGTGTCGTTGACAGGCTCATAGCCATCACGAAAGTAGTGCCCTTCATGGGAGATTCGCTCCGAAGATAGCAAACAACTTATCATGGCAGACATTCACAAGCAAGCAGAGCAATGGCTCAAGGCCAACCCAAAAGCCACAATGACGGAGGCTTGGCTTTCAGGGTACTGGCAATGCACCGACAACTGGTGCGCGCAAAAGAGATAATCAAACATAATGTCTAACAATAAAAACGATTTTCAATCATGATTACGAAAACTCAAATCGCCGAGGCCGTAAAAGAGGTCATGGCAAGCAGGGACATCAAGCTGTCAACGGCTGAATGTTCCCTTTGTGTCTCAACGGTATTCCAGGCCGTCAAGAACGGTCTCGTCAGCGACGGCGAGGTACGAATCGACCGCATGGGCACCTTCAAGCGGAAGGACGTGCCCGACCGCCGTTGTCGCAACCCACGCACGGGGGAGACAATCATCGTCCCGGCTCACAAGGCCATCGTCTTCAAGACGGCAAAGATGCTTCAAGAGACCGTCAACGGCAAGCAATAGTTTTTTTCTTTATAATTATAACTTTAAGTTCCAAACCTGCTCGTGCGTGAGCATAGGCAGGATTCAAACCTCTTTAGCATGTACACAAGAAATGGGAATTATACATGGGGGAAAGGGAAGGTCTATCCCTGACCCAAATCTGCAAAAGAATCAAGACGCGAAGAGAATTAGGTTGGGGCGCCAGCAAATAACGATGAATAGGAACCCGCGCCCTGTGCTCTCTCATCGCATCCCGCTGATAGTCTCCCAGCACACCAATGATGACTACGACAGGTGGGTCAACGCCGCCGTGCAAGCGTCCGCCTTGATAAAGCTCATCGACGGCGTGGCCAACAACGCGGCCTGGGCAGCTTGCCTCGACGCTTACGAATACCTCAAGCCTCTCAAGCGGTTCAACCAGCAAGTCCGTGGGGGCAACACGGCAGGATACGCCTACAAGCGTTGCTTCAATGCCTTTAAGGAGTACCAGCGTGGCCTCATCTACACATCCGAAAACCGGTTCTTCCACGTCGCCGACATGACCGAGGAGACACGAGACCTCTATGCCAAGGACATGACGGATGAAGAGTATTACGACTTCTGGGCCTCCTTCGGCTTCAAGGCTTACCAGGACAACAAGCAGTTCCTCACCTGTCTCGTCAACAAGCTGCGCCTCGTCTACGAGAAGAATGGCATACGAAACGCCGAGGCCGCCGCATGGAGCATGGGAGCCTATATGTCGCTATCCGTGGCCACAGAGTGCCACAAGGCCGCGGTCGAAGCCGTGGCCAAGCAATGGGGAGGCGCGCAAGCAGAGTGGCAACGCTTCTTCAAGTCCTTCGACCTCTCATCCGTGGAGAAGCTCTGGGGCAGTGCCCACAAGGACTTCTTCCCCGAGCTTGCCAAGGTGGAGTTCTCCGACGATGAGTTCGGCAACATCAAGCTATCCTTCAACCAGTGGGCATACCGCCTCGTCAAGGGCAAGACCCTCGTCAAGAGCCGCCTCGATACCGTGGCCGACTTCGCCGACGACATATTCCGCACGCCCGGATGCGCCAAGAAAGCCATACGCGAGCTCACCGGCTCAAAACTGGCAAGCATCGAATAAGCAAAAAAAACATCCACCAACCTGTCCAATGAGCCCACAGTGCCCATTGAGCGCAAAAACAAAAAAACGATACAAAATGAAAAACATGAAAAAAAACGCGTTAAATTTCACCACAAGAGAAGAAATGCAGAGGATCGATTGCGAACTCCACGTAATGGAGACAAACGACAGTCTCATCCATAATCACGAGAAGTATCTTGTCGAGATGGCCAAGGCCATTGCGCCTTGTGTCTATGAAAATGCGCTTCCCGCATCGGAAATAGGCGAAAGGGTTGCCGTCGTTGCGGCTTCGATTCTTGAAGAATTGCGCAAATTCGCATAGGGCCATGAAAGTCATTTACAGTTCATACAGGGATGTCACCGCCATGCTCCGAGGCGCGCTCAGCACTGCCGCCCTTGGCCTTGGTCGCTCCCTGTGGGCAGTCTTCCTGCTCATCGTCAACGCCGTCGCCCTCGCCTTCCGCAAGACTGCCGAGGCCATCAAGCGCAAGCCAGTGACGGTCGCCATCGTCCTGCTCTCCATCCTCGCCGTCTCCAACATCGCCGTCTACGCCTCCATGAAGGTCAAGCTCACCACAGCCGAGTGGCGTTACGACCGGCTCCGAATGCACATGGACAGCGTATACGAGGCATACAACATCCGCAACTCCTATTCGCGCCTCGTGGAATACAAATAAGCATAACATCATCAACCACGCTTATTGGGCCTGTCGTGCCCAATAAGCCTAAAAAAAAACAACCATGGATATATCAACTGATTACCCCATTGGCTCGCGCCTCACGCTGGAGGTCATCGAGGGTGACTGCCGAGATTGCTTCTTTGCCAATCTCGACTACGACCGATACATCGACTGCTGTCAGAAAATCAAGTGCTCCAACTTAGAACGCAGGGACTGCAAAAGCATCATCTTCAAACTGTCAGATAGCACAAGGTGAAGTCTATTTAAGGTCTATAATAATCTATTTAGTCTATAAAGTCTAAAACAAAAAAAATGAACATAGCGGAAATACTCAAGCACAAGCCGGAAGGCACTAAACTCTATACCCCTATTTGGGGGCAAGTCACCTTTGACCATATAGGTGACGATGAAACCATTTATGTGTTATTTAACACATATGATGAGCGTGTGCTCTTCTATAATGATGGTAAATATAGCACAGAAGGGGAGTGTATGGTC